AACACAAATGGGGGAGGAAGCAGAGAAGGAGGCTCTGTTTTAGAGAAAAGTAGGCATGTTTCTAAGATAAGGAGCAGAATCAGGATTTTTTAGTGGACATAAAATAGGACAAGGGTAAGATCGGTTAATGTCTGAAGTAAAAATCAAAGTAGACCCTAACGATATTTTCGTTTATGTAGTAGGCAACTCTATGTTCGAGCCTATAGAAAAGTGCATAGACTTTACGAGATACGAGGTTTATGATTCTTTTATTCTTGATCTTAAAACACAAGATTATTTAAATCAAGGAGAGCAATATCAAAAATTCTATACAGAGGTGGCTAAATTAAAAAAGATGGCTAAAGAGATGTCTCAAAAAGAAATCCAAAGTCTTTGCGCTGAAATAGCTGAGATTGCTCCTGAATACGTAGAAATATAATCATGTCGAGCGCGAGTAAGGGGAAGGGTGCGGTTAAAACGGTGGAATGGTGGAAACATTTGAGACCCTTCGGGAAGCGCCGACAGAATAAAAGAGTCCGTAAAGATGGGGAAAATCAGATAAAGAATGAAGAATTATAGGCAGGTCCATATAATCGCAGAAGATAAGGGCTTCACATACGGACCTATCCCAAATACTCCAGAGTTCCACGATGAAAAAGAAGCTTTGGATTATTGGGTCTACAACCAAAATAAAACTAAGGAAGCTAATTTTTATAATAACCCTATCGTAATAATTAGAAAAGAAGTGCATAATGTGCTTGTCAAACAATTTTAAGCTGCTAACTTCAAGGAGTTATGAAAAATATATTCAAAATAACAACCTTAGTCTTATTCGCCTCAATCTTAGGTCTAGCAGCATGGCATGATCGCAATCCAATTATTGAAACAGTAGAGATTGTAAGGGTGGTTCCTCCAGAAAAGCTAGAGGCTCATGTCTCTTTGACTAAGTGGCAGCTTGATAAGATGCTTAGCGAGTATGAGGAGGACGCTCATGCATCTGATATGTTGAAATTCAAGACTCTTGTTAAGAGAGACGGCGTTGAATGGAGAATCTCCTCTACCCATTTAGTTAAGGACTCTGATCCATTCTTAACGCCCCAAGGAAGGTTCTTTGTGGTCAATCCTTCATCTATAGATTACACTGGCGACTTTAAATCTTGTGTCGAGTATGCAGATAGCTATAAAAAGTTCCACGATTACATCGTGATCAGTGCGGAATGAATTGTAGATATAATAGCAGAATCATTGGCAATAATGGCTACAGAGAATTGATGATAGTAGTCTTGAATGAGCAGGATAATCTTATTGATTCCTGTTGCCATAAGTTAGACTCTCCAGAAATTCACGACCTAACAAGTGGAGAGATCGGAGCGCATAAGTTTGGCATTAAAGGCTGGGAATTAGATCCTGCTGATCAATACCAAGGTTACGCAACAAAACAAATTGCTTCACAATCACACAAAACAGTGTAAATAGTTATATGGAATTGATTATTCAAATTATTCAAGATAACCCTTGGTTTGGCGTTCTTACGGCTGCTATAGCTTTAGCTTCAGCCATTACCGCCGTGACCCCGACTCCGCAGTCAGGCACTTTAGCTAAAATCTACCGACTGGTAGATTGGGCTGCTTTAAATATCGGTAAAGCCAAGCAGAAATAGTCTAGTTCTCTAGATAGACCTCCTACCTATCATGGGTAGGGGGTTTTTTTATTTTTTTCTTGCAATTTTTAATTAGTTTTATAATATATGTATAGATGATTTCAAATAAAGCTAAAGGTCTTTCAGGTTCTAGTCATGTCGCGCATACTAAAAAGCTTATGTGCGAATCTACGCAGCGTTATCACCACTCATGTTTATCAGCGGGACTTACCATAAAGAAGACAGGTAAAATGCAAGATATTGGCCATGTCGATTTTATCGTCGATGGAGAGACCGTGGATCTAAAAGGAATAAAGAATTCTATGCGGGAAGGTAGAGTCCTGCTAGAATTCACCAATGTAAATGGTAAGACTGGATGGTGTAACGAGAAAGGCACTCCTGTTTGGATAGCTTTTGATGTCGGGGCTTTCTTCCTTCATGTCAAAAACATCGATCTTTTTAACTTAGCTAAAGAAAAATGCGATTTAAAAGATAGAGTTACAAAAGTAAGCGACTGCTTATACAAGGGTTATCAGCGCAATGGCAGGAAAGACTGGATGTCAATGGTTCTTCTCTCAGATGTCTTATCGCAGTGCAACCATTGGTTTTTGCCTTATCAAGAATACGACCTTCCTATTGAAAAGGTTCAAGGGTAATTGCGGAAATCACCTGTGCCTATATAACTCAGCCCGTCATTGTAAGGTTCAATAAATAGTCCAGTTGTTACAGGAGAAGATCCAGTCCAGCCTTCGTATCTGTCATTAATATTCTTGTTATATTCCCTAATTAAGTGTTGAGAGTCCCATTCTTTGTTAGCTTGGCCACTCAAGAGGTACATGCCTGTGACTTCAGCTCTAAAGTCCGCCCAGTCTCCTGATGATACTGATGCGTTGGAGTGTATTTCACTTAATAATTGTTGAGGCATACTTAAATTTACACTTTTTTTATTAATCTTGAAAAAATCTCTTGACCATAGCTAAGTACCGTCTAGGATTAGCTCCAAGCTCTTATGGACATTCATTGCTATCGCCTGGGTAACGCCACATTATCCCTTTGCGCTTTTATAAAATTATGAGAATTACGCTATTGAAAATTGAATGTTTATTTTTCAGCGCCTTGTTTGGTCTGACGTTTGGTGTTGTGCTAGCCGTGGTTAGCTGCGTGAGCGTTTTTGTAAAAGTCCTTGTAGCTTTTCCAATTCAGTTGTATCACATAAGAATGCAAGATCGTATGCGGAAGCAATTGGAGGCGTTAAACGCGGAGCCAGATGATATTTGGGATAGACATATCCAGAGAATGGAAAAAAATAAAACAGAAATAAACAATGAAGAACTTTGAAACATTAGTAGAGAAAGTGGTAGTTTGGGCAGATGAGCGTGGCATCTTTGATGCTGCTGATCCTTTGGCCCAGTTGGATAAAACTCAGGAGGAGTTGGATGAAACAATAGAGGCGGTTAAGCAATCGGGATTTGACAACCCAGAGAAATATTGGTTAGAAAAGCCAGAAGTGGTTGATGGTATAGGAGATATGTTGGTGACGATTATCATTGCGGCTAAGATGATGGGATTAGATCCTACTTATTGTTTAAATGTGGCATATGACGAGATCAAAGATCGGACGGGTAAGATGGTGGGCGGTAAATTCATAAAAGACCAATAAAGATGAATACAAAACAATTATTAAAATTGCATGAGGATACGTGCAAATCGTGTCGAGCAATAATGGAACAAAAAAACAGTGATTATACTGGCGGCAAATCATCTACAGACCCTTTCGCCAATTTCAATGCTTCATCTATCCTCGATATTCACCCCGTTCAAGGGCTATTATTGCGGGTGATAGACAAGATCCAGCGAATCCGTAGCTTTACTAACGACAAAGAACTAAAGGTTAGTAATGAATCAGTAGAAGATGCATGTGATGACATCGTTAACTACGCTATTTTAGCTAAGGCTATGCTGATGGAAGAAAGATCCCAGATCGAACGTAAGAAAACTAAATAAATGATTGTAAATCTAGATCCAGACGAAGTTTTAATATGCGAACAATTAGGTAGGATGAGGTCGATCATCGCCCGAAGCTCTGGCGTTAAAGATGCGAAGGTCGGTAATCATGACGGTAGTGAAGCTGATGTCATGGGTATGAAGGCTGAGTATGCATTTGCTAAACAATTTAATACTTTCCCCGACTTAGGGTTAACTCCTCGTAGCGGAAGCGCAGATGGTAAGTTGAAAGGTTATGCCTACGATATAAAATCTACAACTTACAAAAATGGTAGACTTTTAGCTACAAAAAAATTCAATGCTGACGTTGATATGTATGTCCTATGCATAGTTAACAACTCTGAAGTAGATATAAAAGGTTATGCAATGAAGAGCGAGTTGGTCCAGACCTCTAATCTCAAGGATCTTGGCCATGGGGAAGGGTATTGCTTAGACCAAAGCGAATTAAAAAGTTTCAAATAAACGTCGAAAGACCCAGATCGAACAAAATAGAAACAAATAATGAAACCCCCGCCACCATCTGTTAGACCATCGATACAATTCATAGCCGCGATTACTTCTGGTGTCGCTGGATTCTATGTGTTGAAATTCCTTTTCGAACTATTTACTTAAATAAAGAAATGAAACAAAAACCCGAATTCGATTTCGATATCGACCCTGAGCAAAGAGAAAGATTAACGGAACTCTTTGGCTCGCCAGACAATAAACAGTGGGCTGATTTTACAGCTAAGCCAGAGAAGGAGTCTCTATTTTCTAGATTAAAAAAGAGATTCAAAAAGAAAAAACAGGATGAACGCTGAAGAAAAGCTTTTTTTAATTAAAAAAGCGGCAGAAACAATCCGCCAGATCGACATAGATAGAAATCGCGAGAAGATGAGAGTCTACACCGACATTAAAAAACAATTAAATGTCGAGGTAAAATCTCCATCC